ACCAGACTGGGACCGCGAGTTCCCCGACCAACCTGCTCTCGACGCTGATGACGTGGCTCGCTGGGCGCGGATGGACCGTTGACGCGAGCGCCACCGAGGATGACGGCTGGCGGGCGCACGCCCACACGCACGGCCTCTACGTCAACCTGCGCGCAGCGATGAGCGAAAAGACGTGGAACTACTGGGGAACTACCTACGGACCCTACGGAGCGGGCAACGGCACTATCGCGCTTGGCCGGGTGGGAGCGGGCTGCCACTCGACCGAGACGTTCACGATCCAGTTCTCCAGCGCCACCAACTTCACCGTCACGGGCAACGCAGGGTCAGGAGCAATCGGTTCTGGTGTCGTGGGAACCCCGTTCACCAGCAAGTACGTCAACTTCACGATCACGGCTGGCGGAACGAACTTCACCTCGGCCTCGTGGTTCACCGTCTCCGTCACTATCGGCAGCAACGGCTCTGGCTCTGGCTCGCGCGGCTACGGCATCGGCATCAACGCGGGGACGGGCTACAACGCTGCTCTCGGGTGGAACCTTCAGCCGGGATGCCCGCAGTACGGATCGAGCACGCTCTACCCTCTCGGCGCGGGGATGCTGCTCGGCTCCGGCTCGATCACGGCCTACCACTTCATGGACGATGGCAACGACAACATCGTGGTCCTCGTGGAAAAGACGCCCGGCGTCTACGTCCACATCGGCTGGGGGCCGACCGTCGTGAAGCACGGCTACTCGTGGGACGCTCCGTACTTCTTCGGCTCCAGCGGCCACTACTACAGCCTGTACCTCGGCAGCGAGGTTGGCGTGCCGGGCGGCGACCTGAGCGCCAGCCCGCCCTTCAGCAACGCATGGAAAACGACGATTTCCACGACCTACTATCCGGCCACCACGTTCGTCAAGGTGGACTCGGGCGAGTACGCCTACGGCTGGGCGTGCAACGCCGGGGGCACGGCGCTTCTCGAAGGCTACACCGGGCGCTACCTGCTCTCCGCCTACGACGCAGGTGGGTTCGGAAACCCGAACGGCCCGCGCTTCCTTCATCTCGTGCAGGGCTGGCCCACTCCGCGCTCGATCATGACCGGCTTCCCCGGCTTCGTGCTCCTGCCGCTCTGGGCCTACCTGTACCGGACCACCGTGCGCTGGTCGCCACTCGGCTATCCTCCGCACATCTTCTACGCGCTCGCTACGCAGGCAGGGATCGCCGCTGGCAGCGTTGTGGCCGTTGGGGGCGTCAACTATCTCGTGGCTCCCAACTTCGTCGTGAAGAAGGTGTAGCGTGCCCTCTGGAGTCCTGACCGGCTCGCCCCAGTTCAAGGCTGGGGCCATGAGTTCGCTCCTCTCGGGGTGGGCCGCGCCTTCGGTCATCACGCCCGGAAGCGAGCGACCGCACGTCACGTCGATTGGCCCGAAGCGTGTGACGGGGGCGGCGTCTCCGCTCTCGTTCTCCGTTGCGGGCAAGTGCGGGGCGATGCACGACGCGCAACTCTTCGACCGCATCCACGTCATCCCGCGCACCAAAGACCTCGCCCTGCTCTTGAGCGACCAGCAGGTGCTCGTGGAAATCTGGAACGCCCGGCGCGACCGCTGTGCCGTCATGGCTTCCGTGGCCGTGGTCGGCCCGAGCGGCGTGACGGTGGACGCCGTGACGCTCCCTCACCACATGGCGGCGACAGAGGACGAGACGTTCATCGTCCGCGCGACCCAGACCGGAGACCCCCGACTCGCTGACGTGGTGACGTGGACGTTCGCCGGGCAGGCGTCCAACACCACAGACCTGACGCTGACCGGAAAGCGGCTCGTTCCCCTGCCGTTCATGGCAGAGGCTTCCGTAGGGATCGTGGAGCGGATCAGTTTCCTCACCAACGTCATCACGGCGCACGACGGCAGCGAGCAGCGCGTCCAACTCAGGGCGAACCCGCGCCGCATGATCGAGATGACCTTGGCCGGGATGACGCCCACCGAAGCGCAGCATCTGTCGGCCATCCTCTACGGCTGGCAGAGCAGGGTCTACGGCGTGCCGCTCTGGATGTACTCGGAACCGCTGACGGCGATGGCAGGCTCTGGTGGCACCTCTCTCTCGCTCGACACCACGGGCGTGCCGTGGGCGCAAGGCAGCATCGCCTATCTGTGGACCGACCCGTGGACGTGGAGCGCCATGACCGTTGACGCGGTGAGCGCAGGCGGCCTGACTCTCACGGCGCCACTCAACTCTTCGTGGCCGTCCGGCACACGGGTGGTCCCGATGATTTCCGGCAGGCTCGCGCAGCAGGTTTCTCTCTCTTGGCTGAGCCGGGATTGCGCCGAGGCGCGTCTCCAGTTCAAGGAGATTGGAGCCTACGCATGAGCACCTTCCTCGGCTTCGACGTGCTCGACATCCTTCCTCCTTCGCGCGAAGGCACGATCCCCGATCAGATCGACCGGCGCATGATGCTGCTCGACTACGGCCCCGGGGCGGAGTGGCTGGACGAGCAGTCGGACATGCCGAACCCGATGCGCCCGTTCAAATGGATCGCTCGCTCGCGCGACGAGGCCGCGCTGATGCGGACGTTCATCCTTGCCCGGAAAGGGATGGCGGTTCCCTTCTGGCTTCCCACCTACCAGTCCGATCTCACGCTGTCCGAGGACTTGGGTTCTGGAGCATCCGGGGCACACATCGTCTGGTGCGGCTACTCCAACCAGATGTACGTCAAGGGCGGAGCGCGTCGCTACGTCGCGCTGCTCGCGCCCGGCGGCTCGCTGGACTGCTACCACATCACGGGTGCCTCGGACCCAAACGACGGAACGCCGGAGGCTCTTGGAATCTCCCCTTCGGCGTCCAAGACGTATGCTGCCGCCTCGACGATGGTGATGTTCCTGCGCCTGTGCCGCCTCGACAGCGACGACGTGGACGTGACGTGGTACAACCCCGACGCCGCCGAATGCACGCTTCAGGCGCGGGAGATTCCGATGGAGGCCGCGCTTTGAGCCTGACCCCCGAACTGCCCATCCACCCGGACTACCACGACCCGGACAACATCGACCCGGCGCTCGTGGAGCAGGCGGAGGCGACGTTCAATGACCGCGAGAGCGGCGGCTACACCGGACAGCCGGTCGAGTGCTACCGATTCCAGAAGGGACCGGACGTATACCTCTGGACCTCGGCGGACGAAACCATCGTCATCCCGCAGGGCACCTTCACGCCCATGACGATGACGCGCTCGGCGTTGCAGCAGACGCGCGAGGACCACGCCGGTTCGCTCGACATCACCCTGTCGCTCGACAATCCGATTGCCGTCGCCCACGTCGCGTACATGCCGCCGAACCCTGTGATCGTCTCGCTGTACCGAGCGCACCGGGGAGACGAGGCGAACGCCACGCTCTACTTCTACGGCACGGTAGTCTCGGTCGCCATCTCGGGGAGTGAGTGTGTGCTCACCGCCGCCCCGTTCAATCAGGCGCTGAAACGCGACGTGCCCATGCTCGTCTACCAGAACCAGTGCAACTGGCCGCTCTACGGGACCGGGTGCGGCGTCCCCGCGCTCTCGTTCCAGACTCCGACTGCCATTGCGACCATCAGCGACGACGGGCTGACTATTACGAGCGGCGACTTCGCAGCGAAAGGAACCGGCTGGTTCCGCAACGGATGGGTGCAGGACGTGAACGGAGACGTTCGGTTCATCGTCTCGCACATCGGAGCGACGGTGATCCTGATGAACCGCTTTGCCGCGCTCGCAGCCGGTGACTCCATCATGGCGTTCGCCGGATGCGACCGCACCGAGGCGGTCTGTGCGGCGAAGTTCAACAACCTCCTCAACTACTTGGGCTTCCCCCGAGTGCCCAACCGCAACCCCTACGACGGGAGCGTGGCATAATGGGCTTCTGGCTGCTGCTCTTCCTGTTCATCGGCTCGTCCATTCTGGCGAACTCGCTCCGACCGAAGAACATCAACAGCGATCCGTCGCCTTCCTCGCTGGGAGACTTCTCGTTCCCCACCGCCGAAGAGGGGCGCTGCATTCCGATTGCTTGGGGCACGGTCCACGTCAAGGGCGGGAACGTGACGTGGTACGGAAACCTGACCGTCGAGACTCTGACGAAGCGCGTCGGCAACTGGATCAGCCATCAGGACGTGGTGACGGGCTACCACTACTACCTCGGCGTCCAGTACTGCCTGTGCTACGGGCCGATTGACGCCATCGTAGACGTGCAGTTTGACGACCGCTCCCCGGGGTACACCAAGGTGTCGGGCGCAGAGAACGACGTGCTCACCTTCAACAACTGGGGGTTCTTCGGAGGCGACGACAAAGAGGGTGGCATCGCTGGCACGATGGTCGTGTGGAAGGGGACGAACACTCAGGGCGCCGACTCCTACCTCCAGAGCGTCATCGGCTGCTCGCTGCCGGGCTATCGCGGCGTGTGCTACGCGGTGCTGCGCGGCATGTACCTCGGGACGAGCGCCTACATCAAGCCGCTCTCGATCACCTTCCGTCGCTGTCCGAACCAACTCGGCGTTCCTTCCGGGCATGAGCGCATCGGTGAGGACGCCAACCCCGCCTGCGCGCTGTACGAGTTGCTGACAGAGCCGCGATGGGGTCTGGGGCTGCCGTCTGGTTCGGTGGACCTGACCTCCTTCCGAGCCGCAGCCGAGACGCTCTTCACGGAGGGCGTCGGCATCTCGATGATCGTTGACTCGCAGTCGCCCGGAAACAAACTGGCGGAGGAGATTCTTCGCCACATCGACGCCGTGCTCTTCACAGACCCGTTCACGGGCGTGCTCACGCTGAAACTGGTGCGTGCCGATTACGTCAAGAGCGCCCTGCCTCTCTTCAACGAGAGCAACGCGGACGGCGTGGAGTTCTCCCGCCCCTCGTGGGCAGAGACGAAGAACTACATCCGCGTGAAGTTCATCGACCGCGCCAACGCCTACATGAGTCGCATCGCATTCGAGTGCAACTTGGCGAACGTGCAGGTGCGCGGCGGAGTGATGGCGATTCAGGAGATGGACTACAAGGGATTCAGCACGGCTGCTCTGGCACAGAGGGTCGCGGCCCGCGATCTCAAGACCCTCTCCTACCCGGTCGCCACGATCCGGTTGAACGTCAACCGAACCGGCTGGTCGCTGCGCCCCGGTTCGGCTTTCCGGCTGACGTGGCCGACGCTCGGGATCAGCGAGATGGTCTGCCGAGTCACCGGGCTTACGGGCGGCGACCTCAACGACGGCAAGGTCGTGGTCGAGGCGGTCGAGGACATCTTCAACGTGACTTGGACCTCCAACGTGGACCCGGGCGGCGGCGGCTGGATCGACCCTCGCAGTCTGCCGACACCGCTCGCGTTCCAGCGCCTTGAAGAGATGCCCTACACCGTGGCCGGTGGGAACCTGCGGTATGTGATGACGTTCGCCTCGCATGGTTCCGGCACGGCTCGCGGGTACGAGGTGTGGAGCGATCCGCTCAACGGGACGAACTTCGACAAGACGGAAGATGTCCCTGTGTTCAGCCCCACGGCGCAACTCGTCTCCAACATCGCGGAGTTGGACACCTCGTTCAACGTCTACAACGGGCTGGACTTCACGATGGTCCCCTCGGTCAAGACGGGCACCGAGAACCGCAGTGGCTCCAACCTGCTGATCGTGGACAACGAGATCATCGCGTTTGAATCCTGCACCGACAACGGAGACGGCACGTTCACGATTGCTGGGGCGCGCAGGGGCGCACTCGACTCTGCCCCGAGAGCGCATCTCGCCAACGCTCGGGCGTGGTATCTGTCGGCGGGGCGCACAGACGCGAACGCCTACGGCGCCGACGTTGTGGTGAACGTGAAGATGCTGCCCTACAACGACTCGGGAGTCGTCACGCTCGCCAACGCCACGGCCATCAACAAGAGCACTTCGTCGCGCGCCTCGCGCCCGTACTGCCCGTGCAACCTCAAGATGGGAGGCGCGTCGTACCCGGCGACGATCACGGGGACCGTCACGGTGTCGTGGGACCACCGCAACCGGCTCGACACCGGATGGTCCTACGCCTCGCCTCCGGGCATGACGAACGCCATCGAGGCTGGTTGCCAGTACCGCATCCAGTGGCGCAACGGCGCCGGGACGGTGGTGCGCGAAGTCACGACCACCGGCAAGACGGACATCTACACGCCCGCAACCGGGACCGGCTGGACCGTGCGCGTCTACTGCGAGGTCATCTCGGGCGGCCTGCTCTCGCAGGACTACCTGCTGTGGACGGGGGCGGTAGTATGAACGACGACATCGAGGCCATCCTCGACGGCGTGCTCAAGAGCGAAGGCGGCTGGGTAGACCGCGCGGACGACGCTGGCGGACCGACGAACATGGGCATCACGTTCGACACGTTCAAGGACTTCTACGGCCCCGGCGCGACCGTGGACGACCTGCGCCGCATCACGTCTGGCGCCGCCAAGGCGATCTACCGGCGCGTCTACGTTGAGCGACCGGGGTTCCTCATGGTCGCGGACCCGAACCTGCGGGCGCTGTTGGTGGACTGCGCGGTGCTGCACGGGCCGAAGAACGCGGTGCGGATGCTTCAGCGGTCGCTCGGGGTAATGGACGATGGCGTGATCGGCTCGCAGACGCTCATCGCCCTCGGGAGAATGAGTCCCGTCCCAGCACTTGCGCGGGCCAACGCAGAGCGCATTATGTTCCTCGGGCGGCACGTCACGGGCGACCTGACGGACCGAGACAAGGATGGCGTTCCCGACGCGACGGAGATGGCAGCAGGGTGGTTCAACAGGGCCGCGCGCTTCGTCGCGCAGATTGGAGGGTAGCGTGGGAGCGGGATGGAAAGACATCGTTAGGGGGCTGGCGCCCGCCATCGGAACTGCGCTTGGCGGGCCAGCCGTGGGTCAGGCGCTCACCACTCTCAGCACCGTGCTGCTGGGCAAGCCGAACGGAACTCAGGCGGAGATCGAGGCTCGTCTCGCACAGCCGCTGACGCCCGCCGAGGAACTCGCGTTGAAGCAGGCCGACGACGCCTTCCTGCTCTCCGTGCTCGACAAGGCCAACGCCGCAGAGAGCATCGAGTCACAGGATCGCATGAGCGCGCGTGACATGCAGAAGTCGGTGCATTCGCGTACCCCCGACGTGCTCTCGTTCATCGTGCTCGGGCTGTTCGCGTGCGAGATGGTCCTCGCCCACTTCTGGGCGGTGCCTTCCGAAAACAGGGACGCCGCATCGCAGGTCGCCGGGGTGCTCAACATCTCGATGGGCACCGTGCTCGGCTTCTGGCTCGGCGGCTCTCTCGGCTCACGCACCAAGGACGTGCTCGCCTTCGCACGCGGAGGCCGCTCGTGACCTTCGGAGCAGACGTGGCTTTCACGGGGCTAGGAGTCGTCGTGGCTGTGGTCGGATCGCACGTCCGGCTGGAGACGCGCTTCAACGACTACGAGAAGAACGCGAACGACCGTATCAAGCGCGTGGAGCAGCGCACTGGCATCGCGCCCGCCAACGGAGTTCGCTGCGAGTTCGTCACCATGAGCGCCTGTGCCACGGCCCACGAGCAGTCCGAGGCTATGACGCTGGCGCTCAAGCAAGAGGTGATTCGCGGGCAAGACGAAATCAAGAGCCAGTTGTCCGAAGTGAGGTCAGTGCTCATGGCTCGCTCGCACCCAGAACCCGGTTGACGTGCTGATCGGCTGGGCCTATAACTTCTCCCGGCTCTGTTGGGATGTGCCCGGCTAGGCGCGGTTGGTGGGTGCGGCCCCCACCTCTGCGCCGACGCCGGGCGACCTCTTGAAAAGGGAAGGCACGAATGGCACGCCGCGTCATTCCGCGCTGGAACACAAAGGTGGGAAGTTGGATCAGGGACTACGAGAGCGGGGTAGATGGACTCGTCAGCGACTGCGTGGCGAGTGGGGTTCCGGTCACAGCGAAGGCCGTTTACGGTTGGCTGGCAGGGCGAGAACTTCCGTCCATGATGCGTGCCTACAAGGTCGTCGCTCTTTCGGGGGGTAGGATCACGATGGAAGACCTCGTGCGTCACCGAATCGAGGTTTCCGAGGAAGAGACGGTTGAAGCATGAGCAAGAAGGCCGCAGCGGAAGTCGAGGCTGGACCGGAGCAGATCAACGCTTCGCTGGAACCCCTTGTGCGTCCCATCGAGGGGCTTTTCGCTGACCCGGAGAACGCGCGGTTGCACCCCGAGCGCAATCTCGACTCGATCAAGTTCTCGCTTACGTCGTGGGGTCAGCAAAAGCCCATCGTCGCCATGTCGGACGGGCGCGTGATTGCCGGGAGCGGCCTCCTCACCGCCGCCATTGCCCTCGGCTGGCGCCGCGTGGCAGTCACGACCTTCGACTCGGCTGACGAAGCGGCGGCAGCCGCATACGCAATCGCGGACAACAGGACTGCCGAACTTGCGCTCTGGGACTTCACGACGCTGGACGCGCAACTCGCACGGCTTGAGGGCAGCATGTCTCTCCCCGAACTCGGGTTCCTCCCCGGCGACTGGAAGAACAGGCAGGCTGATCTGGACGTGCTGTCCTCGTTCGCTGGTCACGTTGAGAGCCAGCACTCCGGCGGCGCCATGACGTTCACGTTCGATGACCCTGAAGAGCACGACCTCGTCGTGCGCTGCGCCAAGGACATCGGCAAGGGCGTCCTCACCTCGCGCGTCGTCGCGCTGTGCCGGGAGATGCTCAATGGGGATTGACGCAGGCTCCCAAGTCATCCTCTGCGACCTGCCGGTTCGCTTCGACACCTACGGCGGCTGCACGCACAACTGCTCCTACTGCTTCGTCAAGAAGTGGAAGGACATCTCGCAGGTGAACGTCACCTACGGCGAGAAGGCGCTCATGCGATTCATCCTCGGCAAGCGCGATCGGCGCGTGTCGTGGTGCGACTGGAACATCCCACTTCACTGGGGAGGCGTCTCGGACCCGTTCCAGCCCGCCGAACTGATCCACGGTGCGAGCAAGGCTGCTCTCAAGGTTTTCGCTGGCACTCAGTACCCCGTGGTCATCTCCACCAAGGGCGTCAAGGTCGCCACCCGGCCCGACTATCTGGAGTTGCTGGGCCAGTGCAACCTGCTGATGCAGGTGTCCATGATGGGGCCGACCTACGACAAGTACGAGGACGGGGCGCCGACGTTCATGGAGCGAGTCGCGGCGCTCCCGGCTCTCGCCGCGCACTCCAAGCGCCTAGTCCTCCGCCTTCAGCCCTACGTCCCCGGGATGCGCGAAGAGGTGGGGTCGTTCTTTCAGGCGTATGCCGATGCGGGGGTCCACGGCGTAACTCTGGAAGGTATGAAGGCGCGGACGCCCCAGCAGAACTTCGTGAGGCTCGCTGGCGATTTCGTGCCGGACCTCTCGATCCTCAAGCCCGACGTGATGCGGCTGCGCGACCTCGCCCACAAGGCGGGGCTGCGCTTCTACTGCTCAGAGAACCGGCTGCGCTCGATGGGCGACAGCGCCAACTGCTGCGGCTTCGACGGGCTGGAAGGATTCGTCGGAAACCACGCCAACATGTGCCACCTTGGCGAAGGCGAGAAGATCGAGTACACGCCGCGCATGAAAGAGAAAGGCACCGCGGACTGCTTCACGACGCTCTGCCAGACGACGGCAGCGCACCGGGCGATGCACGAGTGGTCCTACGAGGAAGCGATGGACATCGCGCGGAGGTCTGCGAAGTTTCGGCAGGTGATGGGTTTGCCGAACGGACCCGAGAAATAGGTTCTCCGTTTCCGGTGGAACCGATTTCCGGTTCCGAGAGGCGTAAGCGATTCTCGCAAGAACGACCAGAAATGCACAGAACATGGGCCTCGGTGGCTGCTCATCCGAGGCCCACTTCTGTGTCGCACTTCTGCCCAGATCGCCAGTTCGCGCTCAGTTGTGCCCCATCTCATCGTGCCCCATCTGGTAGCCACCTCCTTCCGCGCATCCATCCGTGGCTCGGGGCGCTACGCCCCAGAGCGTCACAGATGCCTGCTCACACCCATCCGTTCCGTCAGGCCCAATGGCCCTGCTCCAGAGCAGAAAGCCTGCGCCTGCCGTCCTGCGTCCCCACAGCCCGCTACGGAGAGGTGCGCGCCACTGTCGTGCTGACTCGTGGCGCAACACCATCCGTGGCTGGGGCCGGACGAGGCTTGGCCCCGGGCGTGTGACTCCCTCCCGGGGCCAAGCCTCCTGCTATTCCCTCGCCATTCCCTGCACCCACACGCCCTCGTTCGGCTCCAGCAGCCACATGCCCAGAGCCTGCTCTGCGGTGGCGTAGACGTTTCCCTTCGGGCCGACGTAGCCGACGACCGCCCACTTCTTGAGCGGCATCCCGTTCATCAGCCGAACCTCCATCTCCGTGCGAATCACTGCGTCTCCGGGCAACCGCACCTTCTGATCCATCAGCACGGTCGCGTGCAACTGGCTGTGGTAGAGCACCTTCTTGACGCGATTGCCGTCGATGTCGCCAAGACCCTTCTTGTGCCAGAGCAGCCAACCGAGCGGCATCTTCTGGGCGTTGGTGTAGCCGACCAGCGGAGTCATCTCTGCGCGGTAGTGCTCAGTGGCAGCGTCGATCCACTTCTTGCGCTCGCGCTCCTCCTTCGGCTTCGGGAGGTAGATGCGGCACCAGCGGTCCTCGCCGTACATCTTCATCACGTCCCGCTGCGAAGAGTCTCGGTGCTCACTCTTGGCGTGCTTGCTCACTGTGTTGCAGAGCGCGAAAGGCTTGGGGTCGATGCCCACTCCTTCCTTGGGCGCATACCTGACGCCGTGTCCGCCGCGCACCTGAGTCAGCAGGGCGAGGCACTTGCAATCCTTGGCGCCCATATCGCCCAGCGTGTCCCGGGCGTCGATGTCCTGCTTGGTGTGGCCGGAGAGCACCATCGGACCGCCAGCAAACCAGCGAACCTCGTGAATCTTCCCCTCGCATCGCACGCGAACTGCGACAGGGACGCTCTTCTTGATGACCTCTCCGCTCGGGAGGGTCACGGCTCTCTTCCGGCTCTGCCGGTTGATCCTGCGCCACTGGCGCTTGCTCATATCGTCGCGCACATCAGGCTCCTTGTGGCGTCCGCCACAGGTGGTAGTGAGCAGGCGAGGCTCGCGCTGAGCCTCGCCTGTTGCATCGTGGCACTTGACACTGTCGGCGCTTCCGTTAGACAGCCTGCAACGTCAGGCGCACCTGCGTGCCGAGCGCCAAGCCTTCGGCTGCCTCGGGGCGCAGGTAGAGATTCTGCCGAGTGTCGCCATCCACGATCCTGACGCGAATGTACGGCCCGGCAGCGGTGTTGTGTCTGGCGAGTTCTGCGACCTCGCCAACGATGACCGTCTGCGTGTGCTCTGCCATGCTGTGCTCCGTTCTCAGAGGCGTAAGGGTTCTCTCTGCGAGCCATCCGAAACCTGCCGTCAATGGTGCTCTGCGCTCGTCAGGTGGCGCATGACGCCACGACGCCCGAGGGTGGCAGCCCCCGGGCGTTTCGCGCTTACTCGTCCTCCCCTTGGTGGATGTAGACCGCGTGCTCCTTCAGGTAGTCAGGCACCTGATCGAAGGCGCCCTTGCGCTCGTTGATGATCCCGACGATCAGCCGAACCTTGTCAGGGATCTGGCTCTTGGTCGGCCAGCCTCCGTAGCCGAGTTCGCCGTCCGTCAGCAGGATGATGCAGTCTGCTTTGTGCTCGGGCTTCGCTGCTTCCAAGATGCCCGGCACCATGTTCGTGCCGCCACCTCCCTTGCACAGCCCAGCCAGATCAGCCTTGGTGCGGATGCGAACGACGGTCTGGACTGCCGTGTCCACCGAGCACGCCATGATGTGCGCGTTGGAAGAGAGCAGGATGCCACCAGCCTCGGAGAGCAGGGTGTTGAACCTGCTCTTGTCGCCGCTGCCCATCGAACCCGAGGCGTCCGCCACGACAAAGATTCGCGGCACCTCATGATGATGCACCGGAAGGATGGGAGCCTTCTTGCCCCAGCCGATCTTCTTCAGCACCTCACGACGCCTGCTCGGCCTGTCGTACTTCGCCTTGCCGCTGCCCCCGAGTGCCGCTGCGATGGCGCTCCGGGCCGAGCGTGCGAAGTGATCCTGCCAGCGCACCTTGGGAGGCTTGAGGTAGTTCTGCGCCCACGACAGGAGCACGTTCCCGACCCCGCGCTGCGAGTACGACCGGTTCTTCTCGTACTCCACGACATCCTCGGCAACACGACGCCGAGCCATCTCCACCTCTTCCTTGCTCATCGGGTCTGGCGCGTCGTCTCCGTTGTCCTTCTCGAAGTCCTGCGCGTTCCCGGCACAGCCACCACAGCATCCACGGCCAACGCCAAGAGTCCGAGGTGCATGTACAGGCTCGTCAGCGCCGGATTCACCAGCGCCATCGGACCCTGACCCACCTCCTTCGCCCTCTTCGCTGCCCTCGTCTCCAGCGTCATCGTCACCTTCACCACTCCCGCTCCCGGCACCCTTATCGTCCGGCTGATCGGGCTGCTCCACCTCAGGGCTTCCTTCGCCGCCCTCTCCCTCTTCAGCATCGCTCGGCTCGTCGCTGCGAGCCTCGCCTTCCTGCGTCTTGTCGCCCATGCCCTTCTGGCGCCCCTGCTTCTGTTCGCCAGACTTCGGCTGCTCTTCGGGGCTTGGATCGCCTTCTCCAGATTGCCCATTCTCGGCCACCTTCTCGGCTTCGGTGATGAAGTGCTCGGCGTACCACTCCGCCCTCTGATCGTCAGGCAGGTCGTGGTCGCTCGCGCGACACGGACGGAACGTCGGAGGCCACTCCTGACCAGCAGCGTCTTGGATGGCGAGAATCTCGTAGTCCCCGACGAGGTTCCAGAATGCGTGCCAGTTGCTCACGTCAGTCTCGGGAAGCATCTCGATCAGGATGGGCTTCACATCCTCGTACCGCTTGGCCCAGCCCATCTCGCTGTGAAGCAGAGCGCGAGCAGGGTGCTCAAGGATGAAGTGCCAAGGCTCGTGCCCAACTGCGGTGGGCGTGTAGCGCAGACCTTCCAACTCCACCATGACCGTCTTGGGGTCGTAGTGGAGCCTGAATCCGTCGTCGGTCGCCAGAGTCCCCAGACCGGGGCGCTCGTACAACCGGAACCTGTTGACCATGCCGTCTCTGAGGTACGGCCAGAGATCGGCCACCACGCTGATGCTCGTCCCGACACATTGCGCGGCAGTCAGGTTCTTCAGCGGATCACGCATAGCGCGTCCTCCTTCCTACTGCCTAGCGGATGGCTCATCAGACCGGCACGCTCCGCAGCGTGGTCCGGTGACGCCCGGTTGCCCGGGCGTTTCGCCTAGTACGCTTCCGAAAGAACCGTTAGCGAGATGAACAGCACGATCAGCGTCACCAGAAGATCGACCACGTTCACCCTCTCTCCCGAGAGGCGAGGGGCCAGCCGAACCTCCACCAGCACTGACAGCAGGATGGAGGCGATGAACCGAGCGAGGACGTGATGTACGATCAGCGCCATCACGCCACCTGCTCGTCGGCTGCGACTTCGGGCTGGGCTTCCGGTTCAACGGCAACCGTGGGATCGTTCTCTTCCTTGAACCACGAGTAGAACAGACCGTCGTGGACGCGGACGATGTGCTTGACCGAGTTGAGCAGTTCCGCCGCGTCGCCCATCAGGTCGAACATCAGCGAACATTCCGTCAGGCTCTCCATCGCCTTGCGTGCGCGCCACAGCGCGTTCATCGCCGTGCCCCTCTTCTTCTTCTTGGTGGCGTCGTCCAGACCGGAGGCGATCAGGACTTCCAGTTCCGCCTTGGTCTTTTCCAGCGAAGCCCGAACACGGAGCGCCTCGCGGCGCACGCCACGCATCGCCAGCGTCTTGATGGCGTCGGCATCGCGCTCGTCGAACCGGACCAGATCAGCCTCCATGCCGTACTTCTCGCCCCACTCGGCCAGCGGCAGGCGGGGCACGTTCTTGTCGGGGATCACCCAGACGGACTCGGTGAGGCGAGCGCCCAACTGCCAGAGGCGGGCGCTGGGGTCGTACTGCTTGCCACCCACCAGTTCAGGGTGCATGTCGTAGGACAGAAGATGCGCCCGCGACGAATCGTGGGCTTCCTGCTGCACGGGGTTCAGACCGCTGCTCATGACCAGTTCTCCCTTCCGAGAGGCGTAAGGCTTTCTGCGTGCATGGACTCGATTCCTGTCTGGAATGGGTCGGCGCTCGTCAGTGGGCGCGTGACGCCCAGACGGGCCACACCTGAGTGGCGTGGCCCGTTTCGCGCTAATCCGTCTCGCTCATCGAGGCCAGCGCCAGTTTGGCGGCGGTCATCGGAGCGAGACGCTGGATCACCGGGAGCACGTCAGGGAGCAGCGTGCCCTTCGGCTTGTTCGCAGCGAGATGCTGCCCGGCGATCAGGCAGAGGTGGTCAGCACCCTTGACCAGTTCCAGCGTCAGGGCGATGCCGCGCCATGCGCGGTGCCACCTCTTGATCGCGTCCTTGTGGGGCGCGCAGGCGGTGACAGCAATCGCCATCATCTGCGCGTAGGTCCGGTCGGGACGTTTCACGTCGGGCTTGAACAGCCTGATGCCCTCATCGTTGGCGAGGTACTCTTCGGGATCAATGAGGTCCATCTTCTCGGCGTAGGACACGAGCGGCTCCGCACAAGGCTTGCCGATCGTTCCGCTCAGCAGGATGCGAGCGGCAGGCAGATCGTTGACCATGAGACAGGTCGCCAGCATCCGCACAGCCATCTCGTTGGTGCGGCAGGAGGCGAACGCCAGAGGCCAGCGCTGCTTGACCTCGGGATCGTTCGCGTTCTCTTCCAGCACGCTGATCGTCTGATCCATCCACTTCTCGTAGATCGCGGCAGCACGCGGGAACCAGACCGTCCACCACTCAGCCTTGTCCAGTTTGGGCAGGACCGGCATGGTGGGCTTCTGGCGCATCGCCGTCAGCCGCATGTAAGAACCGTGATTCGGCTTCTCCACCAAGTCGAACGGGAGCCAGACGATGCGGTTGGCGAAGGGTCCGGCCTGCTCCTGAGCATCCGTAGAGAACTCAGGCTGATTCAAGCAGATCGTGATCTTCACCTCGTCGTCCAGCACGGTCTCACCTACCGTTTTCTCATCGAGCGGCATGAGCAGAGCAGCCTGCTTGTCCCTCGTGAGATCGCCCACCTCGTCAATCAGGTAGGCACTGATGCCGTCGCGCTTCGCCGCATCGTTCAGAAGATGGAAGCAATGCGGGGCGATCATGCGAAGCATCCCGTCCTCGCCCGGGCTGGGATAGCCAGCCCAGTCTGCCGTGTCGTGCGCGGGGGCCGAGTGGCGGATGTTCACCTTGGAGCCGAGATGCTCCATGACGTGACGCCACATCTTCGACTTCCCACGACCGGCGCCGGAGTACCACGCCACAGCGTTGATGCCGGGCGTGAACAGAGCGAGGTACAACAGGTAGGTGTTCCGTTCCATGTTCGACTTGAGAGCGCAGAGCATTTGATCCTCCCACTGTGCCGGGACTCCGAACCGGATGTCCCATGACAGAGGCGTAAGTGACTTGCCAGAAAGCCATCCGAAACGGGGCAACAATGGGCCTCGTCTCAGGATGGCGTTCTGGCGGGGTAGTGGCGCCCCCATGCGAGCACGGACCCTACGGCAGCCTCGTGGATCAGGGGCACCCTGAGTGGCGTCAACAGCGGCGCTCATCAGTGGCGGCGGAACCGCCAGACGCCCAGCGAACTGCCGGGCGTTTCGCGCTCTCTAGTCGTTTAACACGGTAGCGGTGATCCCCAGATCGAGGCTGGAGTAGACCGCCAGCGAGGGAGTCAGGCTCGCCAACAGGAACAGGTACTGCTTGCCGCACTCCATCACCCACATCTCCTTCGGGAACTGCCCAGCAGGCCAGCCCAGAGTCGAAGCCTCCGCACTCATGCGCGACGACGGACCAGCGAAGAACTGCTGCGAAGTTACGAGAACCTTGGTCGCGCTCATGACCGGCGCCCCATCAGCGTTCCCACGAGGAACTTCCCGAGGGCATCCGAGTCTCCAGACTGGAGAGCCTGACGCAACTGCTCGCGCATCACCTGACGACTGGCCTGCACTCGTGCTCTGCGCTGGCCCACGAGCGGTGCCGTGGGGCTGTCCGACCACTTGACTGCGCCGCCGAACGTCTTGGCGACCGAGGTGGCCTGCTGATGCGCGTCGGCCATCGAGTGCAGCGCGATGTCCAGCGTCTCCTGATCCTTCTCGTTTAGGTGGAACCTGTAGCCCATCTGGCGAACCTTGCCAGCGATGGAATCGAACGACCGCAGGCTGATGTTCGGAGCGTTCTGCGGATTGACGGACAGCATCAGTTCCGTCTGCTTCTCAACGTAGAGGATCAGGTCCGCAAACCCTTTGATCTGCATGTGCTCTCCACTCTCTCTTCCGAGAGGCGTAAGGGTATTGCCAGAACACCATCCGAAATGAGGCAGCAATGGGCTGCCTCTCAGGATGGCGTGGCTGGCTGGGTGTGGCGCTACCGTCCGTGGGCTGGCTTGAACGGCAGCCTGCGCCACAAGCGGCAGCATCGCGGCACGCTACGCTGGCCTCGTCAGGTGGCGCGAAACGCCACGACGCCCGGGTTTCCCCGGGCGTTTCGGCCTGTTAGCACGCGAGGAAGCGGGCGTCCGCCTTCTCAACGCGCGCCTGCGCCGCCGCCAGCCGCTCGTTGTGCTTGCCGAGGCGCGCGACGATCTTCGCCTGCTCCGCCGCGTGACGGGCCAGAATTCGGTCGAGGACGATCTGGCAAGCAGCCTGCTCCTTGGCGACGAGCAGCGCCGCCTTGCGCGCGTTCTCCTGCTCCTTGACCGCCGCCGCCCGCTTCTGCTCGGCGGTGATCTCGGTCGTGACCGCCGCCTTCTCCGCCGCCGCCTTCGCCGCAGCCAGAGCCTTCTCCGCCGCCGCCAACCGGCGCGCAGCCTTCTCAGCGGGCGTCAGCAGGTGCGCGATGGCCGGGGCGGTCGTGGTGGCGTTGGCTTCGACGTTCGCGACGACTTCGATGGCGGGCGTGACGGTCGTGTTCTGCGTCATGATTCTCTCCTGCTCTCTCTTCCGAGAGGCGTAAGGGTTTGCTGCCAAACGGACTACGTTTCGGCAGGCAATGGGCCAGCCGCCCCATCCGGGGCGGCAGGACCGCGCAACCTGTTGAACGTCAATGACTTGCGGCGCTCATCAGGCGGGGCGGAACCCCGCGACGCCCAAGCAGCGGGCGTTTCGCGCTCAGAACTTCAACGCCAGCCTAAAGTTATACACGCGGGGGCCAGCCTCAACGTACCAAGCCCGGCGCGCGGTCACGTTCTTCAGGCGGAGGGCCAAGGTAAAGCCCGGCAGCGGACCAACAGCCCCCGCGCGGGGG